CGCACCCATGATCTGAATAAGCTCGTTAAACTTCGCAAGCTTCGGATGATTGTGATCCATCGTGAGTTGTTCACCGTTGCCGATCTGACCAACCAACGTGCCAGCATGAGATACCCGGTCTTCTTGATTTAAAAGATCATCAAGGTACTCGTTAAGGTCATTGACCATCTCATCAGACAGCATCGCCTCCATCAAAAACACAGATGGCAACGAGTGCATTCGGTATTCTTGTCTGACTTCTGGCATCAGTGTCTCCTCACCACAAATGACTGAAAACTATTATCGGCAATATAACTAATACTACTAATAACAATTCTACCATCTATGCACTTGGATCGTAGTCTTCTGCTTTCTTAATCGCAGCATCAATCGCGGTAAAGTCTTCTGACCCCCAATCGTCTAACTCTTTTTGATACTTCATGTACGATGCGCTACGCATGACCCGCTCTTTCTTTCCTGCTTTGGTCAAGTCGTTGCAGAAATCGTTTGAGTCATCGAGCGTATTGTCAATCACGGAAATACTTCCGGTCATTGCTGCGAAAGCCTGTGCTTTCTCTTCGTCAGTGCGTTCTACTGCTTCTGCCATTTTTCTATCCTCCTATGATTCAAGCGCGGTAATTCGCGCAGTAAGTGATTGAATAATTGCATCTTGGTCTTGAATTGCTTTGACTAAGATTGGTACAAACTTTTCGTAACGAAGACTGTATTGTTTACCATCACCTGATAACGATACCGTTAAATTTTTCTTGTCAGCAATTTTGTAACCAGCAGCCTCTTCGAGATTCTGTACAGACTGCGCCTTAAATCCCACATCCATCCAGTCTTCTTTGTGAGTTCCGTCTGGTGTTTGTGCGTTTAGGTCATAATCTTCTGCATATTTATCACCATATTTAGAGCGTTTATCCCAATAATATGTAACAGGTTCTAAGGCTTTTACAAAATCTAAACCTAGGTCTAAATCAACAAAGTCCGTTTTGTCCCGTTGATCTGATGGGGTGGTTAGTGAGGCTTGGCAATGAAGCTCACTAACATTTTCATCGCCTAAACAAATGTGATTATTTTCACTGTTAATATTTCCGCCGGGACTCCCTGTAATACCAGCGTCATGTCCTAAGAGCGTGTTATTATCACCCGTTGATAAATTTAACCCGGCTGCTCTTCCCACGGCTACATTATCGTTTCCTGTAACAGTACCCGCCCCAGCCGCAGATTCACCGATGAAAACATTTTCTTCGCCAGTGGTCATTGAATCCGCTGCCTGTGATCCTATGACCACATTTTTATTAGCCGTGGTTGCGCTTAAAGCAGCATCTCCACCAATATAAACATTTTTTATGCCAGTCGTGGAGGTAAGCCCGGCTCTATATCCAACCGCTGTATTGAAGGCTGAAGTAGCGGTAGTAAAGTTTTGATTGAACAGAGCATCTCGCCCAATGGCTACTGAATCTGAACCGAGAGTGTCACTGGTAAGAGCGGCGTATCCAAATGCAACATTCGAGTCGGAAGCAGTAAGAGCATCCCCAGCAAACGCACCAACAAGGGTGTTAAGGGTTCCCGTAGTGACTGAAAGACCTGCTGCATGGCCCACCGCAACATTGTACATACTGGTTGCCGTGGCTGGGTTTTGCGCCAATAAAGCTGCGTGACCTACTGCCACACTTGCCGAGCCTAGAGTATTGCCGCCAAGAGTTTCGCCTCCGATACCCACGTTAAAATCAGCATCTGTAATTGCATCTCCTGCAAGCCCGCCAATCAATACGTTGTTGACTCCCGTGGTGACTGCCTCACCCGCTTTATCCCCAATAGCGATGTTAAATGTGTTTGTTACTGTTGAAGAAAAGTTTTGGGCTTGAAGAGCATCTCGCCCGATAGCGACTGTCCTAGAGCCTAACGTGTCTGCTGAAAGCGCTTTAGTGCCGATAGCCACGTTAGCAGCACCTTGCGTAAGCGCATCTCCAGTCTGACCGCCTACCAACGTATTGAGAGTTCCCGTGGTGATTTGCTGTCCAGCATTGTGTCCCACTGCCACGTTGTATACATCGGTTGCTGTAGAAAAGTTTTGACTGAGTAAAGCCATACGTCCTACTGCTACGTTCTTGCTACCCAGAGTATCTGCACTCAGAGCTTGATAACCTACCGCCACGTTCTCTACAGAAGCTGTTGCAGCATCTCCTGCAAGGCCACCGATGTAGGTATTCTGGGTGCCCGTGGTGACATCGTTACCTGCGCTGTGTCCAACCGCTACGTTGAATGAATCAGTAGCAGTGCTGAAATTTTGATTTTCTAAAGCCCCATGTCCAATCGCTATAGTTTTCCAACCAGCTACATCTGACGATTGGGCCTTGTAACCAATAGCGACGTTTCTTTGACCAACGGTATTTGCGTCAAAAGCGAGGCCACCAACAATTGTGTTCTCTTTCCCCGTGGTGACTGACAACCCTGCATTTACCCCAATGGCTATATTGTGACTGTCCGTTGCTGTAGTAAAGTTTTGAGTGAACAAAGCACCTTTACCAATAGCTATTGATTTACTGCCCAAAGTGTCCGAACTAAGGGCAGACGTACCTATTGCAATATTTACATCTGCGTCTGTCAGTGCATCTCCAGTAAGAGCGCCAACAAGAACGTTGTCAACGCCCGTGGTGATTGCATATCCAGCCCCTGCGCCTACTGCAACATTGTAACCATTTGTCGCGGTGGCGTGATTGAGGAATGCTAACGCCGTTGAGCCAACTGCCACGTTGTTAGCAGACTTAGTGTTTGTGAAAAGTGCATCGCGGCCCACACCAGTATTTTCAGCAGCGGTGTCTTGATTTGTTCCAGACCTATACCCAACAAACGTATTGTTAGCCCCAGTTGTAATTGCATCGCCAGAAAGTCCTCCAACAAAGGTTGAGCCTGTTGCCGTGGTGACTGCGTTACCGGCAGCGTGACCCACCGCTACATTATAAGCATCAGTTGCGGTGCTAAAACTTTGAGTGGTTAAAGTACCTACACCAATGGCTACAGACAAACTGCCAGCTACCTCTGCATCTAGTGCGTTCCTTCCCACCGCTACATTGCTATCGCCGGTTGTAATTGCTGTGCCTGCATTGGTTCCAACCAAGGTGTTGAAATTACCGCCCGATTGAATGCTGTCACCAGCAGTAGCACCTATACGAACATTGTCTGTGCCAGCGGATGCAGTGATTAGATCAGCACCATCTTCGAGTGTGGTATCGCCTGAGATCGTAACTGTGCCGTTAAAGTCCATCGCAGTGGCAGTCAGGTCTATTTCATCAGTCGCACCTAACGATAAAACCGTGGCAGAAGAGCCTTGGATAAACTGACTCGCATCGTTGAACATCAGTTTGTTGGTGGAGTTCAACGTCAGACCAGAGCCATCTGTATGTGTCAGTGTGGTATCGCCATCTGCGCCAAATGTGATAACTGCACTGTCTGAGGTGAATGTCAGATCGTCATCAATAAACAGATCAGGAATAGATAGGTCTTGGAACGCATCAACCATCGCGCCACCTGATCCTGCACCATCACTGTATATAGCCTTAGTCTGACCGTTTGCGATTGTGATCGTAGCCCCAGAACCCTGCTTAATAATGATGTTTTGAGATCCACTTGTTGCATTCTCTATAAACCAAAGCTTAGAGACGGTGTTTGGGCCTATGGTAATTGTGCAAGCAGAATCAAGTGTGCCTGTGTACTTAAGGAATATCGATCTTCCTGGATCTGTCGAACCGTCGGCAATCGTAGTTGTATGTGTATCAGCATTAGTGGTGATTGCCTCTGTGCCAAAGCTAAAAGCCTCTGCAATTAATTCGAGATTAGTGTTGGTGCTGGTTCCCCAGGTTCCTGATTCATCTCCTGTGGCGATCTCTTTTAATCTAAGATCATTTACATAAGTTGCCATTTAAGCTACCTCTTTCCAATCTGGTGTTTGTGAATCACTAACGTTTGACCAACTTGGTGTTTGTGAATCACTTATATTACTCCAATCTGCTGTTTGTGAATCATCTACTAATCCCCAAACATTTACTAATCCAACTTGTCCTGCACCGCTAACTCCAGTCGGTGTAACGTTTGCGTCTGGGACGATTGAGACGGTTCCGATTTGTCCAGTCCCTTCTGTGCCCGTGACATCAACATTTTGAGACGTGCTAGTAGTAACTGTACCAACCGCACTAGTCCCTGCCACACCAGTAGGGGTAGCCGATGCAGCAGCAATAACGGATACCGAACCGACTGAATTAGTAGCACTAACACCAGTAACAGAAGTGACGGCCCCAGCAGTAGTAGTGACAGAACCCACACTATTAGTTGCTGAAACACCTGTGGGAGTGACGTTAGCTGCACCCGTGACTGTAACACTGCCAACGGCTGAAGTGCCAACAACACCAGTAGGACTAACATCCGCATCGGCGGTAACAGAAACTGATCCCACAGATCCTGTTGCAGATACGCCGGTGACTGAGGTGGTCGCTTCCGCGACGATCGATACAGACCCGATAGAACCCGTACCCGCGACACCAGTTGGCGTAACGTTAGCTGTTCCCGTAACCGATACAGATCCAATAGAGCCTGTCGCAGATACTCCAGTGACCGATGTATTAGAGGCTGCTGCAACCGTGACTGATCCGACTGCAGACGTTCCTGCCACGCCTGTGACAGAGATTGTCGCTGCCCCTGTGACCGTAACCGAACCGATTGATCCAGTTGCAGATACACCTGTGACAGTGACTGGGACAGGTTCACCCCACGGGCCATCGCCCCAAGCTCCTCTACCCCAACCCGTAACATTCGCCACATACTATCTCTAAGCTATGCGGATAATCGCGTTAGATGCATCTGCTGTTGGGAACTGAACTGTAAAATCTCCAGCGGTGCTTGTTTTATCACCACCAAACGCTAGTGTACAGACTGCTTTATTAGAAGCACTACTATTATAAATTAGTGCTCCATTAGCTGTGATTGTAGCACTAGAGAATGTTAAATCTGAAAAGTCACATAGTGCAGTTGTTCCAGAGGTTGTAGGCGTTACTGAAGTTAGGTTTGAACCTCCACTTGAGTATCCTGTGCCACTGACTTCGTTTGTGGTTGCAAAAGCGGTGGTGCTTGCTCCCAAGCTTGCGCTGCTTGTAAACAACGCAAGTTTAAAAGTGTTACCTGTGGTAGCAGTGAAATTGTGTGTGCCAACAAGAATCTCTTGCTTGAAGGACGTACACATAGCTGTTGATATAGCCATTACAGTCTCCTTAAAATATTAGCCATTTCTGGTTGGCCTTGTTTTTCTAATTCAGCAATTAAAGTAGTTCTATCACTTTTTATTGCTTCCTTCATGTATAGGCAAACTAAAGTTTGCACCATTTCTTTGAACGCTTCAGCTTGTTCAGCTATTACAGGATGACAGTTACCACCTACTGACACTATACGTCTTGTGGCTTGTTCTGCCCAATAGTCAGCAGTATGACCTCCATGATCTGTTGTAGCTACTGAAACAGTTCCTACTTCAAATTGAGGATTACTTATATTCATTAAGCTCCTCTAGCAATATCATATTGATATTCATCTCGCGCACCGTAGCCTTGACCTAATTTTTTAAGACCGTCTACAGCGAATGAAAACCTTTGTTCGTATCCAGGAACTTCTTCTACAGCTTTTAAAAACGTAGCTGCCTCAACTAAAGATCCATATAACAATGCATCAGGTGCGTTAGTAGAAAGCCATGTAGTACCGCTCTCTGATCCTGCAGTTAAAGATGCTGGTCTAAATTTATAGTGAAGTTCAAAACTATAGTTCGCATCTGGTGTTGGACCCAAGATAAACGTATTATCATCAAATAAAGCGTAATATTTTGGAGTGCCTGTTGTTGAGGCGTTAGGCGTGTAATCTCTTATAAAACTTGTATGTTTAAATAACAGATAAGAATATACGCTACTGCTTATAACAGCCAAGCTGTATGGTGCTAAAAAATCACTCGGTGTAGATAGATAAGTGTTACCAGAAGTAGCAGTACCGTTTACATTTTTTCTAAATACAGGAAGCTCTACGTTCTTGAGTATTCTTTCTTCAGCTTCTTTAATAAATACAGAAAGATTATTATTAAACGTAGTTTCACTTGTTTCTGTATAATCTTGTATTGCAGTTTTTAAAGTAGCAAATGTAAAACTCATGATATCACCACTGTAACCGTTCCTATGCTACCTGTGCCAACTTGTCCTGGAAAGGAAGAACCAATCGGATCTACTAAAGTAGAAATCATCCCACCAACATTAACACCACTATCAGTAGTATTGGTTGCACCAGAAGTAGTTACTAAGCCTAATTGAGAACGAGGTAACTCAACTTCAGGTCTTGGTTGACGTAATGCCTCTG